GAATGGATCGTACTTTGCCTTACCGTTCTCATCCTTACCGATATACCTTGCAGAATGCGTAACGTGCTTGATCACATCCCTAAATTGACCAATCGACGGGAATGAGTAGTGTCTTTTCATTTTTGTTTTTCCTTATTTTTGTATAATGATTATTCTAACATAACGCAAATGATGTGTAAACAAAAGGACCAACTTTCATTGGTCCTTTTGTTTACTACAAACAAGTTAGAAAGTTACTTGTCTTTTTTGCTGCCACTGTTGTCGTTGTCGGCGTTACCGACGCATTTGTCGTTACCGTTGTTATGGTTTGTTTTGCCATCATCATCGGCTTTACAAGTTACGACTGGCGTAACCACGACAGGGGCGGGAGTAACTACAACGGGAGTAGGTGCAACAACCACAACCGGAGGGGTAACAACGATCGGTGCAGGAGCAACTACAACGGGAGTAATAACGACTGGTGCGGGCTTAACATAAACTGCAGGAACCGTTAAGCTTGTATTTGAAGCAACGAGGGCATGGCGTTCGATGATTGTTCCATCGCCAAGTTTACCGTATGAATTGCCGCCGAGACCGCTAACCATCCGAGTTGAACCATTAACCAGATGCATGCCATCCCAAGCTGACGAGATGAATGCAGTACCAGCGGCTGCTGGAATCGCGGTCGGAACTTTCGATTGATTATACACGGCGGCGCCTTGGATGTAGTCATGGTAACCCCACATCATTACGGTGCCATCTGTTTTGATTGCTGCTGAAGCCATATAGTTGCAAGCGATTTGCGAAACATTGTCAATGTTTGCAACGATAACCGGCTGCGCACTGTTGATTGTTGTTCCATCACCCAGTCGACCATAGCTATTGAAACCCATTGACTTAACGCCGTTGGTCGGCGTGATCATCATTGAGTGACTATAGCAAGCCTGAACTGCTTTGATGCCGGAGCCAGAAGGCATAATCTTGACAGGAGTTGCAGAGTCCGTCAAGATACCGGTGCCCAATTGTCCGTAGGTGTTCTTACCCCACGAATACACTGAGCCATCAGAAGCGAGTGCAAGCGTATGATACATATGGCTTGACACCGATGAGATCTTTGGAAGCTGAGTGAGCTGATTGGGAGCCGTTGCCGAGTCCCAGTTCCATTCCCACAGTGTGCCGTCCTCAACGAGGAAGTATGCATAATAGTAGGTGGAAGAAATATCAATCACCGCTTTTGTGAACGGCACTTTAAACGGAGTTGACTTAATTGCTCCGTTGATGGTGCCCCACGCCCATACCGAACCATCGGTCTTTAATGCGAGAGACTTATTTGTTGCGGCCGCCACGGAAATGACATCCTTGATCCCAACAGCAAGAGGAACAAGAGTTTGCGAGGCGGTGTTTGAAACACCCAATGCACCGGTACGACCATCACCCGTTGCATAAACCGCGCGATCAGTTCCGAGCACGTACAACGTATGCGCGGAACTGCCGGACACATATGCTTGCACTGCATATGCGGAAGGTGCGAGAAACAGCAGAGCTGCGAGCACCAAAGGTTTAATGGTTTTCATGCTTTTACTCCTTAAGTTAAACTACAGGTTTGCCTTGCTATACCTGCCAGGCTAGGTATTGTCACCTTGCAATTTTGCGAGTTCACGCTGCAAAGTTTCAATTCTTGATCTCTTATCAACTTCTTCTCGGCCAATACGAGCCGCATACTCTTCATCGGTTTCAAGACGATCACGCATAAGTGCGTAATATTGTTGACCATCAGAATATGGATATGTTTCAAGTCTGTAACGAGCATCTTCACCGTATGATGCGATGCTCGCATCAATCATATCCCTGATTTCACCAAGGCTCATCTCAAAGCTTGATAAAGATTCGTCGCCACCAACAACGGGTTGGGTAACAGTTCTCCTTATTTTTGCGAGACGAATTTCATATTCTTGAAGTGATTCTGAAATTCTACGGCCACGAGTATCTGTTGCCATGCTATTCTCCAAACTTATTTATGTCAGTAAGGTGATAATAACACATTCTTTAAGAGATGTAAACTACTTTTTCTTTGGGCACCAATCAGGAATAGTTGATTCTTTGCGGAGATAGTGAGGACGGCATGAACGAGCAGAACTCTTGAAGTCGTTGCGATCAGATACCCACTTGGATGATGGGTCCTTCTTATCGTTTGGAGTTAGCTTACAGATGACGGCCATGTCATCATCGCAGAACCAATAATCTGGATCTGGATCATTAATAATTTCATGATTTGGGCAATCAAGACAGCTCATGTTTAACCTTTCAAGTAACTGATCAAGAAATCTCGTTCTGCTATCAAACGAGAATATTCATCACCATAGTATTTTTCAAACCATATTTGAAATGTATGAGGGGGATTCCAATCTAAGCATATCTTTGTATTAACACTTGTGCATAGTTCATCAATAAACTTCATCCTGTCTTCGATCTGATCCAAATGCTCTTGTGAAAATTGCTTCATATCACAATGCTTTCAACTTGGCGCTCGGTGATCTCATACAGTGCGGCAGTTTCATGGATAGCAGCATCCACATCCAGAAGATGACTGAAAATTTTGGAGTATGTGGATATGATGCCGTTCTTCAATTGCGTAGACATTTCTTCTCCTCTTAATTTATCATTCTTTCAAAATATTCAGCCTTAACTTCAAGTATTAACCTATCCAAGTGCTTCACGATAGCCAGTGTTGGATATGTAGTATCACGGTCAATGTCGATAAAAAGCTTTTTAATAACTTCAATTGTATCAAGGATTACTAGCGGGCGATCTTTTTTCAATCGGTCATTTTCATCCTTAAGTTCATTAACCTGTGCTTCGAGCTCAGCAATACGCATTGTGCTGATTCGATAATCTTTCATCTTGCCAAGCCGCAAGAATTGAGCAGATTGATCAGCTGGATGTCAAACTCATCAAACGCTTTATCAGTCAAATACCCACAGGATTCAACATCGTTAAGATCTGTTATGCTTAGCATGAATGCCGCGCCATTTGATGTCAACCATGCTGCTTGCCCATTTCTAATCAATGCAGCAGATTCATAAATTGCTTCAGGAACAACGACGCCGACGCAAGTCAGTGCACGATTTAACGATTGAGCATCTTCATAAAATGGCGCGCAAGGATACTTAGTATTTTCCTCAACTTCCAAAGCATTACTTATACCGGCAAGATCGTAGCAGTTGCCGCCGTTCAAAATGATGATGGTTTTGCCTTCTTTATCCGATGCCCACGATCTCAGCAATTGAAATTTTGGATCAAGTGGAAGTGATCCAAACGGCTTGTAATATTTTGAGAACATTTCGCTTACCACGTGAGCTGTTTGAACACCCTGCTGGATTGACGACAGGTAAAAATTGCAGAACGTGTAAAGACGCATAATATTTTCCTTATGGTTAGATTATGATAGATTATAATTTAGAAAATGAATCTTGTAAATTAGAGAAAGCAAATATGCTGGCGCACTTCCTTTTGCTTCAATGATAGCTCTGTAGCTACTTTTTTGATTGCATTGTCGATCTTTATCGGCGTTGCATATTGAGATGTCAACTTCACAAATCGCTTTTGAATATCCAGCTCAAGGTCAGCATCAATTTTCGAGCGTTCTAGATTATTAAACATGATGTCTCCTCTTAACTTACAATTGTATAAACCTGGCCGTACGACAACCCATTGATAAATGATAAATGATCAATTGCTGATTTCATCGTATGGTTGTCGATAGTGATCATCTTATTGAAATTTAGCCTAAGCTCATGCTTCAATTTTGAAGAAATGAGCTTACCTGAACTGTGCTTGCTTTCCTTGTGCATAATGATACCTTTGCTCTTTTTCATGCGTTATAAAGCCTTCCATTTATTGTTTTTATTATAAAAATATTCAACAGCTTCAATTTGCTCAAAAACTTTTTGACAACTATTCAAACTTAATTCTATGTACTCCTTTCCCTTTTCAAAACGCAGATGGCCGGTGAAATACCCGACAAGATTTTTTTCAACAATAACAAGTTTTTCATTCTTCTTCGAGAGTAGCTCAGCACCGTCAACCATAGTAGCACCTCATTTTATTATTATTTTTAGATATTCTAACATTTTTAGTCATAAAAAGAAAATTATCAATTTACTTTTGTGTGATTAATTGTTACCATTTTTATTTATCAATAGAGAGGTGAAATCATGGAAAAATCGTCGTTGGGTGATCGTATGAAGAACTATGAAGCGGTTAGCAAGTCCAAGTTGATGGGAAGAACTCCTGTCATCATCAGGATTGATGGTAAAGCGTTTCACACGTACACTCGTGGGATGCCGAAGCCATTTTACTTTCCACTCCACGGATCGTTTTTGCGTGCGGCGGTTGAATCGTTTGGGCATATCTCAACAGCTGTGCTGGCATATACTCAATCTGATGAGATCTCGTTCTTGCTGAAAGATTGGAGCAAGCTCGAGTCGCAGCAATACTTCGGCGGTGGGATCCAAAAGATAGCATCTGTTGCAGCAAGTGTTTTTACTGCACACTTTAACAAGTGTTTTGAATATCCGATTGATGAAGCTGGATATATCAACGCATCGCCTGCAATATTTGATGCTCGTGTCTTCAATATTCCCAAGGAGGAAGTTGTCAATTACTTCATCTGGCGGCAGCAAGATGCTACTCGCAACAGCATTAACGCGCTTGGCCAGTCACACTTCACTCATCGCCAGCTTCAAGGGAAGAACGTCAGTCAGGTGCAAGATATGCTGATGTCGGAGAGGAGCGTCAACTGGAATGACATTGATACTTGGGCAAAGCGTGGATCGTGCGTTCAACGGATTGATGGTTCAGGTGTTGCATCAGATATTCAGATTCCGATCTTTACTCAAGACCGTGGATATATCGAGAAGTTTTTATCAGCGGATGAAGAGTGTAATGAAAAAGGGCCGTGAGGCCCTTTTTCATTACGGTGTTACTGGTGGCACTGGAGCAGGAACGAAATCGTGCTTCCAATCTTTTCTAACATCTTCTTTCCAATCTACTCTGTAATCTTGCTTTGATACTTCAGCATACAAATCAGCGATCGGTGTTGTTGGTGCAGGCATAACAATCTCCTTATTGATTTAAAACTATTTATTAAAGATAAAAATAAAGCCCGGTTCTGCCGGGCTTTATTTTTTGTTGCGTTTGCTAAAACAATCTTACATGAATGTAAGGTTTGCAACGCTGATTTTTCCGTAATAATCAGCCGAGTTAGCCAGGGATGTTGAAGAGTTGACAAATGTTGCTTTGCCATATCTTGTCATCAGACTAATTTGGTTGTTGTACGTTTGTGGATCGGTGATGACGTTTGAAGACATCAGTGGGATGTACGGGCAGTAGAAGTAGCCAACATCAGTTTCGCCGTTGCCGCCTTTGTATCCAATCAGAATGCTTTCAGTACCTTGGTCATGGTACAGATAGGAGTAAACCTTGATCGTGCCATTCAGAGTACCAACCATCTTGGTGTTATTCGGACCTTCGAACGAACCAGCGATTGCAGGTGCGAACACCGACTTGCTAGCGGATTGAAGAACGGAAACAACCAGTGGAGAAACGATAACATAGTTACCTGCACCACGACGGGTCTTACGAGCGATTTCGTTACAAACCTTGTTAACCAACACGCCCAGAACTGCATGACGGTCGCCAACGTAGTGAGGAACACCGGTGAATGAACCGTTCATGTCGTACGATTCAACTGTACCAGCAAGAGCGATAAGGTCGGTGATGATCTCGTTGTCAATTTCAGAAACGATCTCGGAAGAAAGCGCGCCGGTAATTTCAGCTTCAAGATCAAGACCATGTTGGCTCGAAAGATCTTGCATAGCTTCGATAGACCATTTTGCTTGCAAACGTCTGGTTTGCGCAGTAACAGTTTGCTTCAGCACTTCAAGTTGCAGGTTACGGCCGCCCCACGATTCAAACAAATCGGTAGGTGCGCCAGTACCGGTAGCTACGTCATCAGCGGTGAAGAAAGTACCGTCGGCACCTGCAGTCATACCACCAGTGTAGAAACGCTTGGTCTTGCTGTTGTTACCAAAAACTTCGTTACCAGCAACGATATCGGTACGTGCATCACCAGTATTCAAACCTTGTGAGAACACGAAACGTAAGCTGTATGCCAATCCAACAGGACCGGACATTGGTTGAACACCAACAACTTCAGTAGCGATTGTGCCTGGAATAATACGGCGGATCATAGGGATCATGATCTTTTGGAAGTTACCGATAGCTGTTGAATTGGTAATATCGCCAGCAGCGGTTTCTGTCATGTACTTTCTCTGTGTTTCGAGAATTGGGGACAGAATATCTTGCTTACGCTTCGAAAGTCCATCCATTAATGCGGTTTTGGTCTCTGACCAATTTTCAAACAAATCCATAATTAAAACTCCTTTTTCAACGTAAATTAGATTACACCAGCGAGGCGTAAGGTTTTCTGAAGCTCAGACTTAAACTTAGAATCAGTTGCTTGGGTTGTGGTTTCGATAACAACGCTATCGTCGCCGGTTACAACCTTGCTTTCAGTTACAACAGTCTCTGCAGCAGCTTCTGCTAAAACAGTTTCGACTTTTTCTTCGGTAGCTTCTTTAAGAATTCTTCCGATGAAAACGTTGTAAGCTTCTTGTAACTTGTGAGTATCAACATTAGAAAGAATGATAGCCATCTGATCACGCTTAATGCCTGACAGCGGTGCTAAGATCTCTTTAAGTTTTTCGTCACGGTCAATTTTCTTCTTTTCTTGTTCCGCTTCAAACAAACGACTTTCAGCATCGGCTAACTTATCTTCAGCTTCTGCCAGCTTCGACTGAATAGAATCTTCATCGATAAACGATCTTCCAAATTCAGCTTGGTACGCTTCAAAGATTTTACGGCCGAAGTTGTTCTTCTTAACTTCATCCATGTCTTCTTTTAGCTCTGTCATTTCTTCATTCAAACGGTATTCAAGGAAAGAATCAATTTTGTCGACTAGACTGTCGAGTTCTTCACCAAGCGTTACCGCCATTTGTTGTTTTTCTTCAGCGAGTTTTTCAGCGTAATCTGATTCAAGATCGCGAAATCTTTCTACATCTTCCTTAAGTTCGGTGAACTCTGTAGCAATAAATCCTTCGACGGCTTTTTCAACCTTTTCGGTGATTGCAGCGCGTTCTTGGGTCCATTGCTCAGCGAGTTCAGCGCGCACTTCAAGTGCTGTCTGTTCTTTAAAAGATTCAACTGCTGTTCCCCACGTTGCGGTGAGTTCAACCTTTGATTCCTCGCTAAGGAACTCGGATTCCAGTAACTTCTTTAAAATTTCTTCCATTTTTATCCCTCCGTTACATTACATATTCTTATTTATTATTAATGCGGTTTTATATCTACTGATTGCTCCTCGAACTCCATCTCTCGACATTGGTGCAAAAATAATGCATAATTCATCTAATGATTTACCAGTTTGAAAAAGATTATATAGCTCAGCTCTTTGTAAACCTGACAATCTTGAGCATCTCTTCATTCCAACCGGTCGAGTACGCCCTTTCATCGTTGATGACTGTTTTGGGCATTTCATCCCTCTTTTCACATTTGCAGTTTTTTGCACACTTATGAGATGAGATTCTTTTGTTTTACAAGAAGCTGGGCCTGATCCTCCACACCCGCCGACACTTAAATTAAAAGTATCTTTACGTAATACAAATTCTTCGTTCACTAATTCAGCTTCTTTTAAAAAAGCTTCTTTATTTGTTGAAAAATTAAATAAAATTTCTTTAGTAAAAAACTCTTTACCATACTTTTTAATGGCACGCTTTAATGCGATGCCACTACCTAAATAGTTATCTTCATGCATATTACAATTGCACGATCTTACGCCTACATAAATTTTTCCATCTATTTTAGATGTTATTTTATAAACATAATTAAATAACTTTTCAGTCTTCAAGTAATTTTTCTCCATTTTCAGTGTAATAAAAACTTAACTTAATGTTATTTATAA